CCACTGATCGCCCCGAATAACATATTCGCCACGACATTGACCACCGCCAGTCCTCCGGGCAACCGTCCGACCAGCACTTTAGCGAAATCGATCAAGCGCAAGGCGATACCTCCGCTATTCATGATATTCCCCGCCAATATAAAAAACGGGATCGCCAACAGAGCGAAACTGTCCAGACCCGAAGCCATACGCATCGCATAAGTCGTAAGGGCGGGAAGCGAGTCTATATTCACGAGCATCGTCAATATACCCGCCACACCGATGCTATACGCTACCGGAACCCCGACCACCAGCAGGAAAAAGAAACTTATCACTAATACGAGTATACCTATAATATCCATATCATCAGTCTTTTAAGAATTAGAGGAACGAAATAAGGTGATCGCGTTATCTATCGCATAATAAGCGGTAAGCAATCCCCCTAGCGGCAATGCCAAATACACATATCCTAAATTAATCTCTAAGGAAGCCGAAGTAACTCCCAAATGAAAACGAGTGTATACCAGCCAAGCCCCTCCTACGATCAATACAAATACAGCGAATAAAAATACGATCAAGAAGATAAACAATCGCAAGAGCTTCCTGCGGGAAGGACGCATATGTTGAAGCAATAAATCGATCGCTAGATGCTCATTTTTACCGGATACATAAGCGGCCCCCAGCAATCCCACCCAGATCAATAAATATCCGGCCAATTCATCCGTCACGGAACTCGGGGAAACCAGAATATACCGGCTTAATACCTGCCATAGCACATCCACGACCAAGAAAGCCATCAAGAAAATCAACGATAGCTCCAATCCTTTATCAATTATCTTTCTCATGGGTATTCTGTATTTGATCGATTAAATCATGAAAAACCGGATCATTCTTAAACCGCTCGATCATCGGGGCGGCGGCATCCATAAACGGCTGCTTATCCGGGTAAATAATCTCTACGCCATGCGCTTCCATCTCCTCAAGCGATTGCTTCTCTTGCTCCGCCCAAAGTTTCCGTTGATAAATAGCGGCGGCGTCAGCGGCCTGTCGCAGCCAATTACGTTCTTGTTCCGTCAGCTTCTGCCAAGTAGCCAAGCTAATGATGATCACGTCCGGACACATCGTGTGCTCATTGACTGAATAGTATTTTACCACCTCATGATGGAACGCTGTTGTCACGGAAGGCGTATTATTCTCGGCTCCATCCACGACATTACTTTGTAAGGCCGTATACAATTCACCCCAATCCACGGGAGTAGCCGAACCACCGAATGTCTTCATCATCTCCACGGCTATCGGGCTCTTTTGCACACGGATCTTCAGTCCTTTCAGATCCTCGGGAGTACGAATCTGCTTGTTTACCGTATAAAAGCTACGGGCCCCCGAGTCAAAATAAGCGAGTCCCCTAAACCAATAAGGTTCCGTTGATCCCAATATCTGTTTACCTACCGAGCCATCCAACACCTCGAAAAACTGCTCACGGGAACGGAATAGATAAGGTATGCCAAATACCTTAAACGGATCGGCAAATCCTTCCAACGCAGCGGAGGAAACTTTCGTGATATCGAGACTTCCTATTTGAAGCAACTCTATACATTGATTTTCGGACCCCAATTGAGCGGAAGAATAAATGTCCATGCTCATCTTTCCTCCGGACAACTCTTTCAGACGCTCGTTCATATAGAGCAATCCTAAATGGACGGAATGGCTGGGGGACAATCCGTGTGCCAGTTTCAGCACCCTTACTTCCTTTACTCCTTCCTTACAGGAGAAGGAGAAAGATACGCACATCAGGAATAGCAGGGCAGTCTTTAGAACTTTCATATTAGAAATGTTAACAATTCGTTGTTTATCGACAAATATAAAGGAAATAATCGAATTGTGCACGTACACAGAAGAAAAAAGTGGCCGCTTTCTTCCTGCCTATATTCACATACGGAACAAGAAGAGCACGGCCTTGATTTAACCTATTTCTCTAATGTTATGATGAAACATCGAGACGGTCAAATGTAGAAACAATCAAAGTGACCGGTCTTATATCGACCGTGATCTTATTTCACGAAAGCGTGAAACTTATTCACGCCTTTTCTCTAACAGCCATTTACGGATCTCCTCTATATCTTCCTTGTCCGCTTCTATAGTGATTGAATATCGCCGGGGTTCGTCCGCTAAATACACCTCCCGCAAGAAATCATAGGCTAAGACTTCCGATATACGCAGTAACAAATCAACATCAATACTGCTTCGCTTAAATATCTTATAAATATTGGTACGTTCATAATGCAACGCATGGGCAAAATCGGAAACCGAAAGTCCCCGCTCTTCCATTTTCTCTTTTATTAACGAACCGATATGTATCTCCTTTTGTTCTTTCATATACAAAAGCCGTTTTTAAGGTAATCTTATCTCATAAATAAACCCACATCTGAGAAAAGGTGTGTTACACTTTACCTTAAACCCGTCAAACTGCGGCACGACCAAATGCCTTGTACACAACAGAAATAAGGCAAAGGAACACACCAAATACAGGTGTATTCGCATTGTCTATTTCTCTGTGTACTTTAAATTGGTCGTTTTCAGTTTAGAGAAATACCAGCAAATACAATATCGTCATCCTCCCTGACCAAAGAGACAAACTAGTCCCCTCAATCATCGTATAATATCTCCATTTTACCTTTACAAAGGTAGGCAAATTCAACTATCAGAAAAAACACAAAGAATAAAAAGAAGTATAAACATATCGGAAATATAGGTCATTGAAAGAGGCTTTTTTATACTTTTGTGGTAAAACAATATCTAATGGCATCTAAAATACACAATGGAATACTCATTCTTACGCTAATTTTATTTGCGTCTTGCCGTACGCAAAAGCCTGCTCCACGCCCGGCCCCTCCCGAAACTGTGGATTTCCCTACGGCAAATATTCCTCTTCCCGTCGTGGATTTCAATTTCATGTTGCCGGAAGCTCCGGAGCTAGCGGTTTGTCATTCTCCTAGAAAAGATATCACGGAAGCCTTTACGCCCCGTGATAAAAGCCAGATAGCGATCAAGGACCCCAAGCTATTCGATGAGAATAACACGGAAATTATTGATTTATCCTTGATCCCCGCCGGGGAATACGCATTTCCCCTTCCTAATGGAAACGTGATCTCTCCTTACGGGGGAAGGAGAAGACATCATTCCGGAGTAGATATCAAAACTTGTGCCAACGATACGATCGTGTCTGCTTTCGATGGTATTGTCAGGATGGCGAAACCATTCGCCGCCTATGGCAACGTTATCGTTGTTCGCCATTATAATGGACTGGAAACGATCTATAGCCACAACTCCAAGAACTTGGTTAAACCCGGAGATCGTGTTCTCGCCGGACAACCGATCGCCTTAACCGGACGTACTGGCAGGGCTACTACCGAGCATTTACATTTTGAGACTCGTATAAACGGAGTTCATTTCAATCCGAATATCGTCTTCAACATGGCTAAAAGGAAATTACGTTCAAAATGTCTGGTTTGTACCCAGAAAGGTAATAACGTAATCGTCAAATCGGTTGATATATTACCCCATCAAAAGGCTGGTCCATACGTACCGCCACCTCCTTATAAATGGGTTTACAATGAATGAAAAAAGGCCTTACGGGCAATCCGTAAGACCTTTTTTCATTCCGTGGAGATGGAGAGACCATAACTTATACTATCATACAGTATCAAACAATATCATATGCGCTCATTTTCAACGATTTCATGTGTTTTTAAACAGTCAACAAATATCATGTAATATCATATGATGTCATGTTTTTTGCGTGTAAATTCGCGTAGTTACACGCAACACGTTTTTATCATGGAAATAAAGAGGAGCATAACATTCGAGATAGAGAAAAGAAGGAAGGAGGGGGAATTGATTACCAAGAACGTCCCCATCAGGTGCGTGGTGACATTCAACCGGAACAGGATCACGCTCTCCACGGGGCACAGGATAGACGCTAATAAGTTCATCCCGGAGAAAGGTATCGTCAAGAACGGATGCTTTAACAAGGCCGGGGAAAGCTCGTCCGAGATAAATTCCGATCTTGACGATATACGTGCCACATTGCAAAATATATTCCGCCAATACGAGAGAGAGGGCGAGATGCCTAGATCCAACGATATCAAGGAAAAGTTCAAGGTTGCGACAGGCCGGGCGAAGGAGGAAGAGAGGAAGCCGGTATCCCTGTTCGATATATATAGGGAGTTTATCGAGACGGTTGGCAGGCAGAACGCATGGACAAAGACATCACATTACAAGCATAACTCGATCATGCACCTTCTTGAGGAGTTCAACCCCGATATAACATTTGGGGACATGTCGGAGGATACCTTGCAGGATTTCGTGGAGTTCCTAAGGGAGTGCAAGGGCATAAGGAACACCACGCTCAACAAGTATCTTCATTTCATAAAGCAATTCCTTTTATGGGCGGATGACAAGGGATATAACACGAGGAAGGATTATCGCAGGTTCAACCCTAGGTTGAAGGGCGCTAACTTCGAGTTAAAGAAAGTCATATACTTGACATGGGAAGAATTGATGCATATATATAATATGTATATAAAGGAAGGGACGCTATCCACCGTCCGGGACGTTTTCTGTTTCTGCTGCTTCACCGGTCTCCGTTACTCCGACGTATATAACTTAAGGAAGACGGATATCATTAACGGGAAGATAGACATCGTGACACAGAAGGACAGCGACAACATACAGATCGAGTTGAACAAGTACAGTAAATCAATACTTGATAAATACGAAGACATCGAGCTCAAGAACGGGAAGGCGCTACCGGTCCTATCCAACCAAAAATATAACATGTATCTCAAGGATCTCGGCAAGATGGCTGACCTGAACTCAGAGGTGACAGAGGTATGGTACGAGGGCAACAAGCGAATACAGCGGACATTCCACAAGTGGGAACGGCTTACCACCCATGTCGCAAGGAAGACGTTTGTCGTCAACGCCCTCATGCTAGGCATCCCCCCTCAAGTCATCATGAGATGGACAGGGCACAACGATCTCAAGGCCATGAAACCTTACACTCATATAGTGGACAAGCTGAAGGAGGACGAGATGAGCAAGTTCGATAAGATATAAACAAGCATCTTATATAAAAAACAAGAATATATTATGAATGAGGAACTAAAAAAACTGCTTGCGTGGTTTGATAACTACGAGATTACATTTAACGAGATAAGACTGTCACAATGTCAATATATCTTTGACTTACGAAAATTTATCTCTGTCCAAACGAACTCCGTCCGGAAGAACTGGGAAAATCCAACATTTGAGTATGATATTTTGAGCCTATATCAGCTTAAAAAGGTACTGGAGGAAAAAGAGAAAGAAAACATGCCATAGAACATAAAAATAATCCTCTAAAAACTTGCGTACTATCAAATTTGATAGTATATTTGCAATATCAAAATAACGATAGAACCGGCGGCAACGGATAAGCGGCATTAAGGAAATGAATACATCTACGTATAGAGAACTATCCAAGACAGAGCAAGGCAGAAAGCAATCACATGGAATGATGCTTGAAGATGTAAAAAAAAGAATCGATAAATTTGTTAACGAAGCCCCTGAGAGTACAAGGGAAAAAGCGTCTCAATTAATGCAAGCCGCATTTGAGAAAATATCCAAACTTGGCAACGGCATGTTGTTTAATTATTTTGCCGATGATCAAGTAAGCGACAGAAACTTTTTGCTTTACGTTAATGACATTTTAAAGGGAGAGTTACAATAAATAATAATAAAAGCTGAGCTAGCGGCGTGACGGGCAATTAATATGACATTAGAACAAATTAACGCTATCAACCTTGAGGTTGAAAAAGTCTATAATATTATTAACAACACTGCTAGTAATTGTGGTCTTGAATTAAATGATCTTGCTTTTCCTGAGCATGACGGCGTAGAGGATGATGTCGCTATAGGCGACATGATGACTCTAAGGGTTAACTTAAACGGGCTGAGGCATGCTTGCAAAATTATGGCAGAAAAGATAACCTATGCAATTGGAGATTACGAAGAATAATTGAATTTATGATTTTTAAATTAACATCTTATGAAAACATATCTTAAAAATAATTTTAATGGCGAAGAGATTGAAGTAACCTCCACTACCAATCACCCAGATAGTAGCTATGGTAAGGCTGTTTGGGTGGATAAGGAAGGCAATGCCTACTGTCAAGTAGGGATGGAGGCTCCATTTTACACAGTAATTACAGTGAATAGCTGATTATCCCAGATGATAAAAACAAAAGATACTTTAAACAAAACAGGGCGGCAACCTATAAGCGGCGTAAAGACATGGCAACTTTCAGAAAGGTTAATTTTGAGATGAGAAGAGGTAACGGTTATGGTCAATATGTGATCGAGGCACGTTACAGAGGGCAAAACATAAAGGTCCGTACCACGGATTCAGAGGCTTGGGATTGGATCAATGACGATTCAAACAAAGAAAAACATAATGATGCCCGTCGGCATTGTTATTTAAAAATAGTAGAGGCCTACAATAATCTATGAAACAAATAGAACTTAATCTACCGGAGTGGGTATTTTGGGATGCCCATTCTCATGAAGGGAACTTATTGGGAGATCGGACAATCATCGAGCATGTACGCTCGGCTTCCGTTTTTGAGGTGTTTGATAGGGATTTTGACTTGATAGGGCTTAATCCGAATGTATTGACATTTAAATTCAAGAACGAAGGATCAAGAACCGAGAGGCTGTTGATGGCCTTGCATCATAGTTGTACTCTTGATCCTGTGGAAGACCGGGAAATGTTATTAGGGATAATGAAAAAATGTGCAGTATGGTACTGCAATTACTGCGATTGGGAGGACGCCCAAGATGAATAATAGAGAAAGAATCGGCAAAAGAATAGCTCAGCTCCGCATGGAGGCTGGCGTGTCTCAATATAAATTGGCGGAACTTACAGGCCTAGCCCCGGGTAATATCGCCCGGATAGAGACAGGTAAATACAGCACTGGTATAGACATCCTGTCCAAGATAGGAGACGCATTAGGATATCAGCTAGATTTCATCGAAAATAAACAACATTAAAAACTAATATCATGGCAAGAACTATCAATTATGAGCTAAAGGCTCAAAAGATCAAGGGTCAAATAGACGAGTTAGTAACCGCTCTATTGGAGGAGAGGAAAAATTCCTTTGACGAGAGCAATAAGAAAATAAAGGTTGCAAATGTAGATCTGGAAGAGTTGAGCAATCTTGAGTTGCAACAATTACTGGTTAAGATATCGAAACTCCTGCAAGAAAGGACAAAATAGTCCTATTTGTCGCATACTAAAAGTATAACGCCCGTGTTTTTTCTGACACGGGCGTATTTTATTGGTCTATTTCACTTATCGCTATAGTAAATATCTCTATGTTGAAAATTCGCTCGAATCAACATTCCTACGCTTGACATAAAGGCATCGTTTGGATATCTCAGGATTCGCTATACCACGGTTATAAACTCTCACCGTCATTACCACTTTTCTTTTCTCTAAAAACAAATCTTCCGTCAAACGAATAATCTGCTCTACTCTATCGTCATAATCGCCAACCATATTAATTAGATTTTTTAAGGTAATAATTAAACAGTATAGCGAAAAAGTTTGTTTTGCAACGCTCACATGTTATTAAGCAGAATCTTTCTCTCCTTGCCGGCTTCCGGACCTCTCGTCTCTCTCTTGCTTCAACGACTCGGCCAACAGGCCTATGAGCTTCTCGATATTCCGGCTGTTCCTCTCGTTCGCCTCCGCGTTTTGCTTGCCTTGTGCCGTTAGGTCATGTATGATATCTAGCAGTTCCCTTGGATTAAAGCCGTCACCTATTTCTTCCGGGATATCAACTGATCGTGCGGGTGGAACGTCAGAGGTTAGCATATCACCAACACCTGTAAGAAGCCATGCAATATTTAGATCTGGATAAATAGAAGATATTTTATCCAATGATGTTCTTCTGATACTATCTCCTATATTATTTACAAATCCAGTAGATAAACCCACTTTTTTCTCAAAGCCACCTTGACTAATACCTATATAGGCAAGAAATGATATTAATCTTTCCTTCGTCGTCATGCTGATTTTTTTTCTGTAAAATTATATGTTATCATGTTGCGGATGATACCATACAGATTAATAATCTCCCTTTAGGGACTATACAAGCAATTTCCTAAAATCCACAACATTTACGAATACTGCCTTTATCAAAAACTCCTTATATCAATGTACGAAAAAGCGCACAAAGTTAAATAATGTTTATACTGAAAATATTTCAGCAAAACAATAGATATATACTGAAATATTTTCAGTATGTTTGCATCATCATTCAATCACGGCAAAGATACGCAGGCTTAGTTTAAGTATCAATAGCACGAACGTATCAAAGCGATCTTTATTTATTGGTTAAGTTCTCTATGGTACGAGAAAGGCTTTTTACGGTCTCAGATAAATTGCGGTTAGTAACGATTAAATCATCTTCTGAATTAGAAAAATGACTATCATCACGCAACATATCTCCCTTCCCTGCAAGAAGCCAATCCGGGGATATCAGATCAAATGAATTAATAATTTTCAATACCGTATCAAGGCTTATTTTTCTATCACCATTCATTTGTTGATTAATCGTAACTTGATTAGCCCCTATTTTTTGAGCAAAAGCATTGACACTCATATTATAATAATTCATAATCTTTTTTACCCGATCTACCATATTGAATTTAACATTAAAAGTTAATTAAAGCAAATGCTATAAATATTTATAGCAAATGATTTTTACATTAATTCAAATGCTATATATTTGCATCATCAATCACGCACAAAGGTACGATAAAGATTGAAATAACGAAATGGCATAAACATGCCAAAATAATATAAGGCTCTTTAGCTCAGCGGAACAGAGCGACGGTTTCCTAAACCGCAGGTCCCGGGTTTGAGTCCCGGAAGGGCCACTAAAAAAGAGTTCTTTGACTTATTGAATAAAATCCTTGCCCCCATAAGAGGATATACGTAAGAGATATAGGTATGGTGGTAAGGTTATGATAGTCGAAGATACCGGAAGGGATGATGATCCCCGCTCCCGATGTAGTTTGATCGGTTCCGATGTTGGAGTCTACATATTTAATAATGTATATACAAAGGTTAGATATTACGTCGTGTCAGTGAAGTACGGATATTTCCGTATCGGTGTAAAACTGTCTATCTAACGCACAAGATACAGTCCCCTACCCGTCTACGATTCGGGCTCGAAACCGTTAGAGGTTGTAGGGGATCTATTATGAATAAAAAAGAAATGTAAATCATGCAGAAAAAAGTGGAAAGCAAAAGAAAGATCAGAGAAATGAAAGTATCTGAGAAACTATCCTTCCCTATAGAAGTGTTGGAGACGGTTAGAAATAACGTGTCTCTGTTAAACGCTAAGTATTATAGAGAGGGAAGGAAATGGTCTTCCGTATCAAACAAGGAAGAAGGGATCGTTTATGTCAGACGCTTAACATGACAGATCATGGAAAGGGTATTCACCGAGTTAACCGAGGAATGTGATTACACGGCCCAGTATTACGCCGTAGGGTTCGAGAAAAAAGAGATAGCCGAGAAAAAGTGCAGGTCGTTACATACGATCATAAACCAGCTAAGGACGGCTTTCGAGATACTTGGCGTAAGGAACGGTAGGGAGTTGGCCATAAAACTATGTGAGAGACTATGCGATATAAAAGCTAACGTGGATATACAGCAGATGGTTCATTCCGCCGTGGCGTGCGTATTGCTGCTTGTCCTTTGCGCCGACTCACATCTGGAAATGAGAAGGACAAGGCAAAGATGTCGGTCCGTGGCTAAAATAGAGATATCCTCTAGGGCTTTCAGGGGCTGTAGAGGAAAGAATATAACATTATAATAAATAACGATATGGAGAATATAGCGGATTTACCGGCGACACAAGTAACGGCGGGGCAGCTGGCCGACTTGATTATAGAGAGGCTTGGGATTAACAAGGAGGCCAAGGATAAACCTAAATACGTAAGGGGCCTTGAGTCATTGGCTAAAACGCTCCAAGTAAGCCCGGCGACAATCGCCAGATACAAAAAGAGAGGAGTGTTTGGTGACGCTATAAAACAAAACGGGAAATACATCTTGGTGGATATCCAACTCGCCCAAGAGCGTTTCCTTGGCAAAGGCAAGAAGAAATAACATCCCGGATGTCCCTAGGCCTTATCGCACCTGTGGCGCTAGGGGTGTCCGGACCTACTTATAAGGCCCCTACCCGTCTACGATTCGGGCTCGAAACCGTTGGAGGTTGTGGGGGAGCGAACATTAAATATATAAAGAATATGGGAAATAAATTACAGGGTAGCCTTAGCGCTGGATTTATCGGCAATGGATGGGAAACCCTTAAAGACTTCGATATAAAGTACAAGGATTATCCCTTGAAGGAAGGATTAGATATCATCGAAATGGTCTTTGCCTCATTACGTACAACGATCACTAGCGATAAAATCCATTTAATAAAAACAACAAAATTATTGAGAGTATGAAAAAGATCCTTTCTATCCTTAGGGGTAAAAAACAGACAGATCGACTGTCAGAGTTAAGGAGTCAAGAGATCATGAGAGCGCTTGACTCGGCGTTAAACAACGTAGAGGAGCAAAAGGTATTAGCCGACATCCGATATCACGAGGAGATAAACAACCTAGGTGACGACGGGGTAAATTACAAGAGCAAGATCAATCAATTGATCGAGTACAAGGAGACGATTATCAACGCGGACAACACCATCCAAGCTATCAATGAGATCAAGAAGGATCTCGAGAGCGAGGTTGAAGATGTTGACGAAAAAGACCGATAGACCTATTAATAACCAAGTTAATCACATGAAAGAAAGAAGAATCCCACCCTAGGAAATGGCTAGGGCAGGTAGCAAACCATGATCAGTTTTAATATTATTCGTTTAGCCGCACGATCAAGGCGTGCGTCCAATGTTAGATTGGTTATCTTGTTTATTATTTATCTAGGGTTACAGGGGGTTCGAGTTCCCCCGGCTACCACGCTTAAATCACATTGCTAATTATTATACACTTCTCAACCAAGACCTTAATATACTGCCGTGAGGCAGGCAATTAGATATTAGTTATTATTAAACTGTGCCGGGGAATCCCACCCCGGCAAACGCTCCCTTAGCTCAGTTGGTCGAGAGCATTCGCCTCATAAGCGAGAGGTCGCCGGTTCAAGCCCGGCAGGGAGCACGTTTCACCCCTATGGGTGCTTATTCAATCAGAAAATCAGTCACAATTTACAAAGCAAGTCTCCGTCCGTGAGGATATGAGGCCTTTCTTCCGAATTTTAAAAACAACAATATATATGATAAAGAGAAACCAAGCATGGTTCTGGAAGATATTCCGGGCCATAAAGAGCATTATCATCTTTACTTTTAGGATGGTCTTAGCTACAATATTGGGACTGGCCTCAATAGTCGCAATCTTCGAATGGAATGAAA